AGGGGTATTAACCCCATAAGTTTTACAGGAAAGGATGATGTATATGGGCAATCGAGGTCCTCAACCTCGGACCGGCGGCAGGCCCAGAAAACCGCTGGCAGATAAAATATTGGAAGGCAATCATGGGAAAGAGTCCCTCACGGTGATTCAGTTGCCAGACACTCCAAACTTGGATGGAGCTGAAATGCCATCACCGCATGAATTTCTGTCCTCGGAGCAAAAAAGCGGACAAGACCTTGTGGCAGGTGAAATTTACATAGCCACATGGAATTGGCTGCAAAAACATCACTGTGAACACCTGGTGACACAGCAGAATTTGGAGCAGTACGCAATGGCAGCTGCTAGATGGATTCAGTGCGAGGAAGCGATTTTCTCAGTTGGCTTTCTGGCGAAGCACCCAACGACAGGGGCGGCGATCATCTCGCCTTATGTAGCCGCAGCAAGAGAATACTCTAAACACGCCAACGCCTTATGGAATCAAATCTACGCTGTCGTGCGGGATAACTGTTCCACAGATTACAGCGGTCAAAGTCCCCAGGATGACGTGATGGAGCGACTACTGACCATGCGCAGACGCTGATGCCTACTTATGCATCGGCATTTTTTATATCAAAATATTTGGAGGATTATTATCATGAACAAAACAATAAATACTTACGACGAACTGATAGCAAGATTGGAATCGCTGAACGGCGAAACAAAGCAAGAAAAAGTCAAGACGCTATCAAACCCGGCATATAACCATACCTTCTGGGCCTTTATGCGCGACGGAATGCCACGGAACGCTCTCAAGGAAAACAGCGACGGCGCAGGCGGCTATCTGGTGCCGGACGAATATGAATCAAAACTGGTTTCTGCCCTAGAAATTGAAAATCACCTTCGCCGGATTAGTAATGTGATTCAAACACGCCATAGGCTAATAATTCCCACCGTAATCGGCCATAGCGCTGCGGCTTGGATTGAAGAAGGTGAGCAAATTACTGAAACCGAACCATCTTTCGGACAAATCGTCCTGGATGCATACAAGATGGGTACGCTGATCCTAGCATCCGATGAACTGCTGGAGGATTCAGGTGCGGATATTGAGAAACTCATCCTGGAGCAATTTTCGCGGCGCATCGGAAAATGCGAGGAGGAAGCATTTTTGACCGGAGACGGCAATCATAAGCCGATGGGGCTGCTTACGCAAGCGCCTGTGGGTTCTGTGAGTGCGGAGGCAGGTGTTTTGTCTGTGGACGATGCGCTGGACCTGTATTTTTCCGTTGGGCAAGAGTATCGGGCGAATGCTGTGTGGTTTATGTCCGAAGACGCTCATCGCACACTTCGCAAAGTGAAAAGCGCCATGGGACGAAACATCTGGGAGCCTTCCCTTATAGAAGGAGAGCCAGAAAAGCTGCTTGGACGTCCGGTCTATGTCAGTGAATTTATGCCAGAAGTAGCTTCTGACAGCAAGCCTATCCTTTTCGGAGATTTCAATTATTTCTGGATCGGCGATAGGGGGAAGCGCTCCGTCAAGCGTTTAAACGAGCGCTATGCAGACCATGGGCAGGTCGGCTTTATAGCAACACAGCGTGTGGATGCCAAGCTGGTTCTTCCCGAAGCCATCAAATCACTGAAAATTAAAACGGCATAATGTCGGCGATGCAGTTATTTTAATGAAAAAGAAAGCTCAGGTTGGATGGATAGGTGTGTATAAGCCATATCATGAACTGTTTTTTCAGCGATATCAGTGAATATTTGTGTAGTATATAGCGGAGATATTACTTGATATAATCCCGATTCAGAGGCAATATGTGACTACCAAAAAGGGAGGTATTCACATGGAACTCAAGTATAATGTATCCGGCAGCGAGCGGAAGCGAATGGTAGTCGCAATTGGAAAAGCTCTTCAAGTCGACCCTGTCTACAAAGGAACGCCGTCCTACGCGTTTAAGGTGGGAGATTATACTGTCGACCGATACGGCACTTTGATTGGCCCGGAGGCACCGGAGACGGAGCGATTGGTTCAGGCATTAGCGACGGAAGGGTTTGTGGCATGTCAGCATGAAGCCTTAACCATCGAGATGCCGAGATCGGATTATACAGATACGGCGCTCCATAATCTAAAACAACTGGTGGAGAGCAAAAGCAGTTTAATACGGCACGCTCTTGGGGTAGATGACCTTCCGGTTGAGATTACCGAGGAAACCATTCGATTCCCCTGGTTCGCGGCACGTGGAGAAGATGATGAAACCGCCGCATATATTCATTTTGTTTCCGCTCTCTGCGAAATGGCTAAACAAAATCTGCGGATAAAAGCCCAGCCTAAAGAGGTCGACAATGAAAAGTACGCCTTCCGTTGCTTCCTTCTGCGGCTGGGCTTTGTCGGCCCCGAATACAAGAGCGAGCGGAAAATACTGCTTCGCAATCTGACTGGCAGTTCAGCATTTTTAACGGAAGAAAGCAAACAAAAGGCGGCATTCAAACGTAAATCGCAGCGCCTTTGAGCAGGAGGTTTTTAATGGACACGCAAAACACTCTTAGTCGAATAACGCAAAACACTGCACCCGACGGCAACAGGCAAGCAAACGGCATTAAGCGCGTGGCGGTCTACTGCCGTGTCAGTACTTTATCGGAAGCGCAGGAGGAATCCTACGAAACGCAGTGTGCGGCATATAAAAAGATGATTTCCAATGATCCGAAACTGGAGCTTGTTCGGATATACGGGGATCAGGGTATATCCGGAGCAACGATGAAACACAGACCGGAGTTTCAACAGATGCTGGAAGATTGCCGGAACGGAAAAATTGATGTGGTTATGACGAAAAGCATCTCCCGATTTGCTCGGAATCTTGCGGACTGCATGGAGGCGATTCGTCAGCTTCGGGAACTGGGTATCCCGGTGCTGTTCGAACGAGAAGGAATCGATACCATGACGACCAATGGCGAGATGCTGCTTTCGGTTCTGGCATCCATCGCTCAAGAAGAGATAAACAATATGAGTCAAAATATCCGCTGGTCGCAGGAACGGAATAACGCCGCCGGCAATCCCATCATCGGGGCGCGGTATGGTTATAAAAAGATAAAGGACGGAAACCGACACCGGTGGGTAATCAATGAGGATGAAGCGAAACGAGTGCAGTTTGCCTTTCAAAAAGCAGATATCGGCTGGAAATACTGGCAGATTCTCGATGGCTTGGACGAACTGGAAAAGCGCGCAGGCACGGCGGTCAAATGGACATATGAGCGGCTGTACGGCTTACTTCGCAGTGAAGTTTACATCGGTGATATTCTGACCAACAAGAGAATCAAACCTGACTATCTGCAGAAACGGTCCCTGCCTAACCGGGGTCAGCGGCCACAATATTATGTCGAGGGGCATCACGACGCCATAATTGATAAGGCGCAGTTTGAGCGTGTGGGCAATCGCATCAAGAATCATGAGTTGAAAGCGGATAATAGCACCCTACCACTCCATCGAAAAAAGCCGCCCAGAAAGAGAAAATTGGAGGTGCGCAAATGAACGAAAAAATGCAACAACCGACCGTGGAAGTGATCCGGCGCGAAACGACTGGCTGCATTAATATCCCGCAGAAGATTAAACGGGTGGCGGCCTACTGCCGTGTAAGCACAGAACTGGAAGAACAGCAAAGCAGCTTGGAGCTTCAGATGTCGGCTTTCCGCGAGCAGATTGACGCGCGGCCGGATTGGGAGCTGGCTGGGATATATGCAGATAACGGGATAACTGGAACTCAGGTGCAAAACCGCACAGAGTTTTTACGCATGATGGAAGACTGCGAAAACGGTATGATTGATTATATTATTACGAAATCCATCAGTCGCTTCGCCAGGAATACGCTCGAGTGCTTATCCTATGTACGGCACCTTAAGGAAATGGGCGTATTTGTGTACTTCGAGAAAGAGCGGCTGGACACCAGCAGCAGTACCTCGGAGATGCTTTTATCCATACTGGCCGCCGTCGCACAGGAGGAAAGCCGTAATATCTCAGAAAATATCAAGTGGAATCAGCGGAAACGTTTTGCTGAGGGGAAACCAAAGTGGTCGGCGGTGTACGGATACGATAAGGATGGCGAAATGGAATACATTATAAATGAGGAGAAAGCCGCAGTCGTCAGACGTATTTTTGCAGAGTACATACAAGGAAAATCTCTGCCTGAAATTTCACGGAGTCTTGCTAAAGATGGTATTGTTTCCCCCTGGGGTAAGGTTTGGACGCCTACTGTTCTGTCCAAGTTGCTAAAGAATGAGAAATACTGCGGTGATGTTTTGATTCAGAAGTCCTATACGGTAGACCACCTTACTCACAAACGAGTAATGAACGATCAGGCTGTTGTACCCAGCTATTTCGTGCGCGACCACCACAAGCCTATTGTAGACAGAAAGACCTTTGAGTTGGCACAAATCATTCTTTCCCTGAAAGACCGGCATAAGGGTGCAACCCAGTATCCGTATTATGGAAGACTTTTCTGTCCTATATGTGGAGGGAAAATGATCCGAAGCTGCATTCAGGAGCACGGGCACCCGCCGGTCTGGCGTTGCTCCCAGGAGAACGGCAGCGATCAGTGCAGGAGCTATTTTATTAAGGAAAAATATATCGACCGAGCGTTCTGTGAAGCATACGCAGACTTGGATATAAAAACCCTTGAAAAACAAGCGCGCCGAAGGGATGAGTCAATTGCGCAGACGGCGCGTGTTGCTTTGGAGATGAAAGCGGAACTGCTCCGGATTAAAAAGGTTGAGTATTATCAGCTCGACGCGCTGGTGGAACGCATGGGGTTTCAAAAGTGGGATACGATGGTGATAGAGTGGACTTTCGGTCTTAAGAGTAAGGTAAACATCCGGTACTTGAAAGAACGCGATATCCCGAACCATGAGGAGCAACTGGTGTCTGTGGGCAGCAAAAGCCTGCCGCGCCTTGAGAACCGGCAAGTCGGCAGGCACTCCCCAACTGCATTTGAGCGTACCAATGTTTATGGCTATGACAGTATTGTTGCTCTGCCCAACGGTGAAGATATACTATGATGGAGGTACATAATGAAAGTAACAAAAGTTTATGGGGAGCTTGCACAGAAGAAGAAACGCGTGGCTGCGTACTGCCGCGTCAGTACCGATACGGCAGGTCAGCAGGAAAGCTATGACACGCAGTTAAGGTATTACAAAACGCTGATCCCTGCCAATCATGATTGGGAGTTTGCCGGCGTGTACGCCGACGAAGGGCGCAGCGGCACCAGTGTAAAACACCGCCCGGAATTTCTGCGGCTCATGCAGGATGCCGAGCAGGGGCAGATTGATATTATTCTGACAAAGAGCATCAGCCGTTTTGCCCGAAACGTGGTGGATTGTCAGCGGTATGTGAAAGACTTGAAATCCAGAGGTGTTGAGGTACGCTTCGAGCGCGAAGGTATCAGCAGCATGGACGCCAGCGCCGATTTCATTTTTTCCATGTTGGCAACGGTGGCGCAGGAAGAAAGCCGTTCTATCAGTGAAAATGTCCGATGGCGGTATGCAAAGGACTTTGAAAAGGGTGTTTATCGCTTAGGCGGCAATCGTATTTTAGGGTATGACATGGGAGACGATGGAAAACTTACCCCCAACGGCGACGCGTGGATTATAAAAAAGGTGTTTGATAATTTTCTTGCCGGTATGAATTATACAGAAATTGCGGCGGATCTGGATGCTGCAGGAGCCAAACGGCTCAGGAGCGACAAACCCTATACAGCTGAACGGATACGCCGTATCCTTAGGAACGAATACTATGTGGGTGACATGCTGTTGCGCAAGAATGCACCGAAGGATTTTTTAACAAAGTGCCCCATTCATACCGACTACACCAGCTATTATATTAGAGATGCCCATGTCGGCATCATCGATAGAAACACGTGGGAGCGGGCCAAAGAAAAGCTGGACGCAGTGGCTGCCGATAAAGCCGCCGGGCTTGTGTTCAACTGCACCGAAACACATTTTCTCTACGGCAAAGCGTTCTGCGGGGAATGCGGAGCGCCTTATACGCGGCGAACATTTACCGACCGTAAGGGTGCGCATTATAAGGCATGGAACTGCAGAGAACGCCAGAAGGGCAAAAAAGGAAACGGCTGCAAAAATTCCGCCGTGCGTGAGGAAATACTGCTCGCAGAAATTGCGGATGCCATGCAACTCGAGAAATTTGACAGGGCAGCATTCGATGCGCTTGTGGAACGGGTTATGATTACGCCGGACGGGATTCAGGTGCAGCTTAAAAACAACTCCAATCCCATGGTCGTGGGGACTGTGAGCAAAACAGCATGAAAAAACAACGATACCCCGCTGAGACTACCGGTAGAACATCCGCGTTTCAGGCGGGGTATTTTTATTTTCTGCTGAGTCAGAAAGGAACATATCATCCTGATAGGCCATGCATTTATATCATGTTAATACAAATGGAAATGCGGTGACATAGAATTTTTACTTTTATATGGAACCATATGCAGCAGTTTCTATGACAATATATCTGACAGTGCAGCAATTACCATTTCGTAGGTGATATCCTGTGCATAAGCGAATTGTTTCCGATATCCGTCCCACATGTTCTGCATCACAATGCTATCCGACAACGTTTTAAGTAAAACAGTTATATCGGCAATTTGCTCACTGGTTCCACGGTGGGCAGATGTT